TCACAAGGAAGCCAGAAGCCGTCATTCGGCGCGCCGTTTAAGTCAAACGCCATGATTGCGCCAGTCGGGATGCCAAGCTGACCAACTCGACCCATCACATCGGCAACCGACTGCTCAAGAGCCTTTTTAAGGTCGTTAAATCGCTGATTAATGCGGTTCTCGATTGAGCGATTGAGCTGGTCAAGCTGATTGATATCAGGCGTGACTCCACCACCCTTAATGGCGTTCAAAAGCTCTTCTGTGATGCCGTGATACCAGTGGTCACCCACAATCGTGGCAGAGATGCCACCAGAGGCACTCCCATTGGTTGGATAACCCTTCGACGTTTCAGCATTCGGCGGGCTCGGTGGCGTGGCTATTGCGCCAGATTGAAATACACGATCCATTTTTACTTTCCTATTAACCTTGGATATAACCAATATGCAAAACAGTGTGAGCAGGAGCGTAACGACGCAATAAGCACTCAATGATCTTGTCGCCCCACCAAGAGAGAGGCTCTTTGACGTTGCCTAAGGTGTCGTGATAGAAGACCTTCCCTGCTTGCCCAGTGAAGATCTTGACGTGCCAGTGGTGATACCAACTCGGCGTCTCGTAGAGCGCGTCCATAACGGTCGATGTCGTCATGAATGGACGGCACTCATCGATGTAGATGGTGTAGCCATAACTCTTTGCCATCTCGACAAAGAAGCGGATCGACTGACTCCCAATCGTGGTGACCTTTTGGACGAGGGCTTGTCGCAACATCTGAGGGCTTAACTCATCCATGAGCACTGTTCCCCAAGCCTTCAAGCAATCGTCAGGCACGCCCCATTGAGTGAGCCACTCTTGGAACGTCTCAATGCACAGTCGAGGATCTGCCTCATTGATGAGGGCTTCTACACGGCCGTCAATGCGAGAGAACTCCATCGCCCAACACTCCAACATCAAAGCCATGCACGATGCAGTGTCGTCAGCATTCCAAGCCAACCCCTGAGGAAGCATCTGCTTGATCTGTTGTGTGTACTCTTGAGCCGTTACCGCCATGTAATATCTCCTACCATTGGCAAGACACCAGTCTTTGGCACGATATCTGCGTCAGGACTAACCAACGTGTGGTCAACTTCACCTGCTGCGCCACTAATGGCCGCTCGAATATGCGACAGATAAAGGCGCTTCCCTGGCGCGGATTCTTGCTTAAAGAGCGAGATCAAAGCCTCACGAATACGCGCCTTAACCGTCTCGTTTTCCGGTTCAAGATTGGAGATCGTGAAGTTGATCTTTTGCGTCGATGGGGCGTAGACCTTCACACGAGCCGTCACTGGTCGTTCTTCATCCAGATGGTTCTGAACCTTCTCGATAATCTGGGCATCAGGAATGATGTTAGTTAAGCCGTCACAAACGAATCGGACGACCACATTGCCGTCGCCACCTTCAAGCGCCTGGCACTTCCAAAGCCCAAGCCTCGTAGTCCGCTTTCGTCCCTGCGTGGGGGCGTTCTCGAACGCGAGCCAAAAGGCGTGTACGCAATGAATCATCGTTTTCCTTTTCAGCACCTCCACCGATACCGTTGGACGCCACAGTCGACTGCACGCCCAAGATCGTGGAGATGAGGGAAAGCTGCTCTCCAGAGGAAAGGTTGCCTGCTGTCCCTGCGACAAGTGCCTCTACATGAACGATCGACCCAACTGCAGGACTCGTAGTTTGGTATTGCTGACCAGTCTCAGACTGGAGGATAGATCCAATCGGGATTTCCACTGCGTCCTTACCAGTAAAAACAAAGGCCACCTCACCAGTGGCCTTAGATGCGCTTTTTCGGTATATCCCAAAGATCGAGCCCCAATGATCGAGGAATTCACCTTCTGCGGAATCAAAAAACAACTGCTTCGCGATGTATTCGATGAATCCGTGAAGACCGTGAGAGATGCCAGCAAGCACTTGGGCGTATACCTTGGCATCAGATCGACGTAGCTGAGAGACTTTCAACCGTGCCTCTAGGTCGGCGTTAATGCGGTTGGTGATCTTCTCTAAAGAAGGACGTTCAAAAGGCATTTATTTCTCCCATACGTTCTGGAATCTCAAATTCAATTCAGATTTATCGGGCTTCGCAATAATCACTTTCAAGTTGAGTTGGTCTAACCCGCCACGCGCCACTTCAACCGTCACAGAAGTTGCCACTCGATCCTCTATCAGCCACTGCAACGACTCTTCGGCATACTCTTTTGCTTGAGCCAATACTTCGTTAGTGAGCTTTGAGCGCATAAGCAACCAAAGTTTGGATCCAATGCGATCGCCTTTGACCTCAGCGTAGGTGTCACCCCACCAACCGTACTTGCTGGATCCTGGCAACTTGTCATCAGGATCTGCCCTGCGCCATGTAAATAGGCTGATGATCACGGCTCGTTCGAGCTGATCACCTTGGTAATCGCTCAACGTCGATGCTTTCCCATTGATGAAATATTCCACTTCACCACTCCTTAGTTAGGTGTGCTTGTCGTGCCACCACTATCGCCTTGGTGGGTGTGACGACTGAGGCTAATGCCTGCACCAGACACATCACCGACCGACTTCATCGCGCCACTGGAATTGACCATTGGCGAATCAAGCGCGATATTGCTAGCCTTCAATTTGATGTTGGACGCCGTCAGATTGATGGCTTGTCCTTTTACGTCCACGGTGCCACCAGTTTTGATGGTGATCGGCGAATTAACCCCATCGATCACAATGCCATCTCGGGTAAGGTGCACCTTTCGATGTTGGTCGTCAAAGATCGCTACCTCACCTTGTTTAAGGGCTTTGAGGCGGTATCGTCGATCAGCCACGGTAATGACAACCGTATGGTTTCGGTCGCCCGAAAGGGACGCGGCCAATGCTTCGCTTTCCATAAACGGCTCACTTGTGAAACCGTATGGTTCCATGTGCTCAACATTGTCTCTGGCATCCGAAGATAAGAGTTCAAGTTGGAGCGTTCGCATAGGCTTGTTGCCATCAGCACCAGTCACACGACCACGACTCAAGAGCGCCCAAATGCGCTCGCCAAGATCACTGAGATTCATGCTATTTAGTCCATTGAGCCTCTCCAGTCTCACCCTTATGAGTGAACTGGTAAGAAGCGTTGCTTGACGTGCTAGCCTTCTTTGGAAGGTCAGGAACATCAGTGTTCAACAAAGCCTCTGGGTGAATCAGATGCAGCTTACTTTTCGTCCCTGAGTTGTCCTTAGTCAGCGTGACGCGATCGATCAAGAACACTTGGCTGGTTCTAAAGATGTCGTCATAGACCTGAACTGTGGTGTTCGGACTCCATAAGTCGCCATTGGACTGCCGCCACCCTTGGGCTGTGTACTCGTAAGTTTCAGAAGCCCCAATAGCGTGGTTCTTCAAGAGCGTGGCTCGTTGGAGCATTGCCCCCATGTTGGCGTCGCCACTCTGTTGGTACACGCATTCTCTTTTTCTAACCCCATCGATGGACGCACTTGCTTTGGTCTGATTCGCTGTCACAGCTTTGTCGCTATTTCCGTTAGTCGACTGACCAACCACAACATATTGAGAGTAGAGGCTCTCGCCATCTACACTTCGAGATCCCTCAAGCACGTTCCTGCCAAGCTTCAAAGCATCGTGAGCCAGCCCGCCTTTACCTGCCGTAGTCATGACTAGATCACCATTGCCGTTGTCGGTAAGGATGATCGACTGCCCTTGGATCAATTCCTCCAGGGCGGATTTAATCTTTTTGGTCGGCGACACATCAAGCGAGACTTTCTTGGAGGATTTGACCTCATCGACGACCTTGACCCCATAGTTCTTCACAAGCATCTCCACACCTTCTTTGAGCGAGACGCTAGAGACACGATGTTTTGCCCCAATTGGGAGCGTACACTCGACCAGATCTATCGTTTTGCTAGCCCCGTTAATACTCAAAGTGACAGAGGAGCTTGAATAGGACGACTGAGACTTGGTGATGTAGCCAGTACACAAAAGATCTTCACCAACCCACAACTTCACCTCATCCCCTACACGGGGAAGCCCATCAAAAGCTGATGGTGTCTCCCGAGAGAAGTCTTGAGTAAACGACACGGCAAACTCTCGAGTGATGTTTGTCAGCTCAAGGTCAATCGTGACGCCCTCCCACCATCGGAACTCTTTGCCGTTCACCTCAACAGTCACAGTATCGTTATCTACAACCATCGTTATTTACTCAGCAGTTTTAATGGTGCCACTGGCACGAATCCTGGACGCACAATGTTGTTACGTCCAACAATTTCAAGGTCACGACCTGCATCTTCGTAGACGTCATAGGCGATCACCAGAGCAGGAAAAACCCCTGGAGGCGTGATTTCAAAGAGTCGAGCTTGAGATTCAGCCTTGGTCGTTAGGTCTTTAAAAACTGATGCCCGACAATCCAACAAGGCTTGATAGACCTCATCGCTGTCAGTCTTGAACATCTCTTCATCAATCGTCTGCAAAAGTGTGTCGCGCATCGCGATCAGGTCGTCATAAGCCATCACCTTGACGGCTGACGATTCACTTGCTCGATCAAGAGACGTGCCAACGTTGGCGACCGCTCCAACGGCATTAGAGATCATCACTTGTCGCAGGAGAGACGCATAATCCTCAGTTGCTTTGGCTTCTTCATAGTCGGATGTACCTTCCGAGAAGAGCGCTGAGGACTCGGTGTTCACGCTGTCGTCCTTGGTGAATTTGGACGCCTCACGAACTACATTGCGCCATGCCATAGTGGACGTGGCAAATCGAGAAAGCCCAAGAATCCCTGCGAGTTTTTCGCCAAAAGAGTTGGGACTATTGCTCAAAAGCGCCAGCCCATCCCTCATAAAAGACGCCAGGGCATCAGAAATCCCAAAAAGCTGGTTGACAACCGTCATGGAATCGATGCCAAGCATCTTGTTAATGTTCTTAGCCACAGTCGACTTCACAAAGTCTTGAGCGCTACCGATGGTCAAGGTGTTGTAGAGGTGACTGAGCGAGGTATTAAAGAGGTTTTCTGCACTCTTTTTTGCCAAATAGCTCGTGTTTACCCCTTCATCAGGGAACTTTTGCTCCCCACTTTCGGTAAAAGTGAGGTCAAAATCTACACGCAAGAGGGCTTGAGAGTACTTAATCGAGGCATTCTGAGGGACGACCATCAGGCGACCAGCCCAAGGATGGATCAATTCCCCTGTGCCCTTCGTCTGCATCTTCTCTTCAAGGGCTTTCATCTGCTTGATGTAGTCATAGCCAGAATAAAAACCAGTAATCGTGAAGGTTTTGGCAGATCGCCCCATGTCTTCGGCGAAGGGTACGTCTCGATTAGGGTACTCATGCACGATGACACGACGGCCAACCGTGTGGCTAGTCTCCAACACATTGAAGGTCACGCCTCGAAACGACGCAGTGCGCAGTTGTTCTTGAGCTTTAGTAGCCATTTATTTGCCTTCACTGATAAAAAAAAGGTCAGTCTAGGTTTCCCCAGACCAACCCAATACACCTTCTTACGACCAAGGACTAAAAGTCGTAAGAACCACCTGAATTAACGACCAAATCACCACCACGGCCACGGATTTCGTCCACGGACGCAGTTGCGCCATCGGCTGCGCGAACCGTCACGGTGACCTCACCCTTCATCCCCTGCGGAGTTGCATTCGGGAATGTCGGGCTTGCCATCGACATGACGGCGGGATTAGCCACATTCACGTTGACGCCTGTGCTATTGCCTCCTGTCATCCAATCAGGGAGCCAGGACGCGGCCTTTGTGAAGGCGTTTCGCCACATGTCGGCTATGCCAGTGAAGAGACTGGCAAACTTTTCACCAATCTTCTTCACGAGGTTTATGCAGAAGTCCTCGAACGATAAATAGGCCGCTTTTGCTTTGGCGATTGGCTCGGCCAAGAGGTCACCAAAGAAGCCAAAAAGGGCTTTCCAAGCGCCCATAATGACCTTGACAACGTCCTTTAAGTAGCTCGCAATGAACTTAAAGATGTTTCCCCCACTGTCCTTCCAGAGGTTGCTCACGTAACGGCAAATTGCGTCCCAAGAGCTCGTAAAGAAAGAACTAAACGAGGAAAAGTCAATGCCTAGGCTCTTAAAGAGCGAGCCGAATCGATCACTTAACCCCTTGAAAGCAGCGTTGAAGTCGATGCCCCAACGATCCTTCAGGAAGCCAGAGATGCCAGCCCACACCTTTGTGGCCACGGCTTTGATTTTATCAAAGTGTTTGTAGATTAGGTAAGCTGCGCCAGCAATTGCTGCAACCACCAGTCCAGGAATCCCCACTACACCATAGAGTGCGACACCAAAGGAGACGACCGCAGAGGTCATCTTGGCGATGGCGATCACGCCACGTGCAGCCATAATCCCTGCGAAAACCTTCACGATGGTGCTAAGACCACCAACCGCTTCAATCCCCTTCACTGCATAGCGAATAAAGGAAGAAATCTGCGATATGACCTCTTCAAAGTTGATTTTGTCGACTGCACGAGCAATCGATTCAATCGCCTCAGAGATCTTGGTCGTGATGATTTCCTTGTTAGCCAACACGAGCGCTTGGAGCTTGTCGATGAGCTTCATCAAAGTAGGAGACAATCGAGCACCAACCTTCGAGGTGATGCCCTCTAGTACCCCTTTGAACAGTTCCATTTTGTCGCCCAAAGCGGCTGCTGCCTTGACGTCTTTGTTCGACATGACCAACCCAAGCTCATCAGCTTGTTTAGCCATGGCGTCAAGCCCTTCCGCCCCATCTTGTAGGGCTGGCACTAGGTTTGCGGCTAATTTATCCCCGAAAATGCCAGTGAGCATCTGAAGACGCTTCGTGGGATCCGTGTTGACCTTGACTGCGTCAGCCAATTCACGCATCACAGATGCAGCGTCCTTCGCTTTCCCAGTGCTATCTTTCCACTGGACTCCTAAGGACTTGAACATTGTCACAAGGTTGTCATTATTCCCTGCGGACGCCTGCCCCATCTGGTAGGTGAGCTTAGAGAGTGCCTTGTCCATCTGCTCCGTGCTCATGCCACTCAGTTGCGCGGCTGCTCGTAAGCGTTGGAGCGCTCCAGTCGTCACCCCTGCGCGAATTGCCGCCTTGTCGATCGAATCCCCTAAGGTGACAAACTGGCTGACCACCCCCTTGATGGAGATTGCGCCAATGCCAGATAAGGCACTAAAAGGGATCGCTAATTTTCGACCAATTGCCCCCGCACGATCAGAGACCTCCTTGAAGGAACGATCAATGATCTTGATCTTCTTGGTGGCCTCATTGATGTGCTTATTAAAATCGGACGTGACGAGCTTTAAGCGGGCGGTTAAGGTCTGCGTTTTGTCTGCCATGCTTTCGTTTCCTCATCAATGATGCGTTGTGTTTGTTCGCAGTACTCGATCACACTAGAAATAGGCAGATCGTCAATCTCGCTAGGAGACATACGCCAAAACCTAGCGAGATTAAACACAACATTTCTTAACTGCTGTGGGTCGTCGACTCGTCCGAGGGCTCGAAAAAACCAGTTAGAACAGAGATCACTTTCGTGATTTCTGGAGATTCCAACTGGTCAATCGTCGATGGCGGGAGCCCAGTGCACTTTCTGGCTAGATCAAACATGGCGTCCATGTTGATGTTTTCGCCATTGGCAATGAAACCATAGGCTTTATAGTCAGAGAAGCGAGGCTCAACGATAGAAAGCTCCGTAATCTCGTTGTCACCTTGGTAGATGGCATACGGGAGAGGGAGCGTTACGACGCGTCGTTCTTTCATCATGTCGACACCTCTTAGGACTTCACGGCCTTGTTACCAACGAACTTCAAGGTGACAGCGCCACCAGTCGCGCTGAAGGTCAAACCGTCAGCCACGAAAGCGCCAGAGAGCGTATAAACCACGCCGTTGGCTAATTCAGCCGTGATGGTCATGTCATCCCCTGTTTCAAGCTTGTCAAACGGAAAATCCTTCGGCACGACGAATTCACCACTGATGTACTGCTCAGTTGGGACTTCTTGATAGTACGTTGTGCCATTACTAGACATGATGGACGTCTTGACGGTTTCGGACATCTGGACTTCAAGCCCAGTGTCGCTCTTAAGCTCCAACTGCGTGCCGTCAACCGTCACATAGCAGATACCTGCAATACGTTTTGCCATGTTCTTAGACTCCTATTAGTACTGCAAACGGAATTGAACCAACGTGGCAAAGACACGCAACTGATTGACCAAGTCGGGTGGCAATAGCACGTTGATGCGATTGGGATCCTTAGCACTGCGTTCAACGATGAGCGCCTTCTTAAAGGCGTCAAGGTTTTCAACGATGCCTTCGGCTTCAAGTTTGGCGTATTCAGCAAGAATTTCGCCTTTGATGATGCTCGGCGTAACAATCGCCTGCCCTGCGCCAAACTTCGTACCGTCATTAGCCAACTTGTAGCGAGCAAACTTGGAAGTAATCACGCTCTTCAAGCGACGGATGATGTATGCCAAGGTGTGGAGGGTTTCGCTGTCAAGGTACGATGTATCGGCAACACCAAAGGAATTGACCTGATAAGTCGTAATGGCGCGCTCGATCATGACGGCTGTATTGCTACAAGCATTGGTCGCGATACCCTTAGAGAGCAACGTCTGCTTTTGGTTGAGGATGAATCGTTCGCCAGGCTTCGGCGAGAAGATCCCTGCCAATTCCAAGGTCTGTGTCGGACGTGCGGGATCGTTCTGGATGGCCTGATGCGTCTTAGCCACATAAGCACCGAGAACTTCCACTGGATGATTTGGCATGCCAGGTTCAACGGCTATCACAGTCAAGTGCTGATCGTTAAGCCCTTGACCAAAGGAGATAAGATCCTGAACGGCACCACGCTTCGCACTGTAGACGTGACCATAGATCTGGCGCATCGGAGACCAACGGCCAGTCGAGTCGTTCATCTCCAACTTGAACTCATTCAAGAGGGAAAGATCCGCATAAGGGAAGGCAATGAAGTCGTACTGTTCATCACCGAGAGCCGTCTTCACTCCAGTAAAGGCGATCGAGCCTGCGCCACCTGCAACCTTGGAGACCTCGACCATCAAGCCTTCAGGCAACACTTCACCAGACGCAACGCCATTGAAGTTGAGCGAAAGTTTGATATCGTTACCGAGTAAACCGGCGTTCTTGGCATTAACGGTCACCACGGACTGGTCTTTGCCTTCGGAGGCTTGAGCCGTCACCGGGAGATCTTGATTAGCGTTGATTGCGGCGGCCAAAGCTTCAGATGCTTCCTTAGCAGTCATGCCCTGAGCAACTGCCACAGCCACGCGAGTTGCGCCAATGTACGCGAAGACAGTGCCCGCAGACCCTGCCTTGCCAGTGAAGGTAAACGTGCCAGATGCCTTAGAGCCACCCTTCGGATCAGCCAGCGGAAGCGCCCAAACCTGACCAACTGCATTGTTGTTGAAGTAGGCAGTGAGCATCGTTGCGATCATCGAGCCACGACCAAAGTATTCTTTGCCTTGGCTGTCGCTAGAGACCAACACAGGCTTCCCCGCCTCTGCGGTGCCTTCGGTCATCTGACCAATAACGAGCGCCACCAGATCGTTGGCGCCAGTGTTCGCCTGAGTGTTGTCCACTTCGGCGTAAAACAGAGGAACTTTAATGTTCTCTGGAATCGTGTTATAAGAAATAGCCACTTTTAGCTTCCTTTAGAGTTGTTAAAGTGAAAAGAAACGGGCACACCATCGACCCAATCAGCCGGGGCTGGATCGATTTGAGAGTCAATACCTTCCAACTCTGGCAATTGCTCCAACACTTCACCGTGTGCGGTTTCCTCGTCCACGATGTCGTAGGGCACGTTGAACTCCCACTGGATAACCAGTCGGGCGTTGTTCGCATCAAAGATCACCTCTTGATCAAAAGTGATCTCATCTGTTTCTGGTAGACATGCCCCTAGCAGGGCTTTGAACACCTCTGCTCGGATGTCTTGTGAAAATTCAAAAGCGTCATACCCTCGGCTGTCGCCTTTCAGGGAGAGAAAAAGCAAAACGCCAAACTGTGC